TTATATATGAGGTGTAAAAATGGATATAGGCAAGACCCACCTAAATCCGGCAATTGTGTTCCCAAAAAAATGAAATTATTCTTCAAAAAAGAAATCAATGTCTAAGAAAAACATGACAACAAAACAACTAATTCGCAAGGATAGGATACAATTTTATAACCAGTTATCTTCTGATTTCTTTAATGGTGTCATGGATGATGAGGATCATGAACTGTATGATGCACTTGAACCTATCGCAAAGAAAAGATATAACAAAGATGCAGAAGTTGCACGTGTTCAAGAACAAGTATATCAAAAGATATTACACGCCAAGGAAAAAGACATTGTGATGACTGAGTATAGTGATATGGATCGTGAATCATATGACAACATTCGTCATCAATATTTTCAACACCATACGTTTAGTAGTTTAGAAAAATTGGAAAACATCAGAAAAAAAAAGGAAGCATAAGGGATGTGTTAGTGTTATGTATATATCGCCAAGGTTCGCGCACTTGGGTCAGTTGCATTTGTATATTTTGGCATCCAATAGTAGGGCAATAAATGTTGACAGTTGGGAAATGCTTCATCGTAAATTTGTTTATAATATTTTTTTTCCGTCATTAAGCAAGGTGTTTCCCCCATTATTTCAGCGATTTTCTCTTGCAAAATCACATACAAAGACCGTCCATGCGAACTTACACCATCACTAAATGCTTCCTTTTTTCGCCATAATATTTCATCAGGTAAGAATGCCTGGTCATCACTGTTTTGTATGTTTTCAACATCAAAACATGCTCTCAATAAATACTTTTCAATGGAATGTTCCTGGTTATTTTTAAAATTACGTATACATAAAGGCAAAGACAAGATGTATTGCACAAAATTTTTATCCAAAAACGGTGTTCGTGGTTCTAAACCATGCGAAGAAATACATTTGTCCGAACGTAATACGTCAAATAAATGAATATCTTTTAATAATCGTCGTGTTTCACAATCAAACTCGATATTATCTGGACAATGATGCATGTATAAATATCCACCGAACAATTCATCCGAACCATCCCCATTAAATATCACTTTGGCATTGGAATGCGTGGAAATATATTTACCCAACAAATAATTACCAATGCTTGCACGAACGGTAGTTGTGTCATAACTCTCAATATTTTGTATTACCTCAGGTATGGCAGCAAACATATCCTCTTCCGTCACGAGAATTTCCGTATGATTTGTCCCCAAATAATCAGCAACCTTTCTAGCATAAATTAGATCTTCTGAACCTTGTAATCCAATGCTATAGGTTTCCAACTGTTTCGTATCGCCATATTGTTTTGTGTAGAAATCATTCACCAACGAGGCAATCAAACTACTGTCCAAACCACCTGACAAAAGACAGGCAATAGGACGTTCCGTTGTCAAGCAACGTTTTTCTACAGAACGTTGCAAATGCATTGACACATTTGCCATGACATCTTTCAAATATTGTGGCGTAGGAGATAAATTATACGTAAATCCTGGCACAAAATAACATATGTTATCGTATTTTTTTTTCCATGCCGTAATAGACTGATTGGGTAATACCAAACAACTATATGTTCCTGGCGCAAATTGTCCAATTTTTCTTGGAAAACGATAGTCATTGTAAAAATATTCCAAACATTTTAATTCCGAAGCAAAACCATACATGGATAAATGATTTCCTTCCATATCTGCATAATATTCTATATCTACATAATATAAAGGACGAACACCCAATGGATCACGTGCAATATAGGCACAATTTTCCACATTTTCTAATAGTCGACTGTCATATAACACAAACGCATAGACACCGTCAAGCATATTGAGTGTTTGTTCTATGCCATAACGCAAATATAGATGAATAATAACTTCGCAATCTGAATCCGTGGTTGGAGTAACACCCATTTCTTGATATAATTCTTTGTAATTATATATTTCACCATTGCAGATAAGAAGCACATCATTATAATTAATCGGCTGATTGGCACCATCATTGAGACCATTGATCGCCAAACGATGAAATCCCAATTGTAATTTCAAATGTTGTTGCAAGGTGGAATGTTCTGGTCCGCGATGTTGTCCTTTCATAAACTCGTGATTAACAATGTCCTTCGTATAAATAGGATTATTAAATAATGCAAATATTCCGCACATTATATAATAATAAACACAATCTTTATATTATTATATTCATTTTTTGGTTTCATTTTTTTTGAATTCGACGACGTTGTTTTCTACTTTTGCGACCATGTTTTCTATGTTTATATTTTCTGGATTTTCGTCGATAACTTCTCCTTCCACCCACACCCATAAAATTGGCATTTTCATTGAACATAGCCTCTTGTTGATTGAGCAGATTCAAATCTGTATTATTATTGTTTATTTCATTCAAGTCATTCTCACCTATATTCATATTATCCATCTCACCTATATTCATATCTTGCACACGATTGTCTTGTCGAATCAATGGAACTCTCTCAAGGCGAGGAATATTATTCGCAATAATATTGTTATCCATATATTATCCAAATATTTTTATTTATGGCGTCGTATATGTCTGCGACTTTTGCGTCCTCCTTGAGTGGGACGTTGAAAACGAGAGCGAAGTGTATTGTATCCTTGTTTCATTTTATTCAATCCCGTTTTCATCGTGCTTGCAATATGATCCACTACCATCACTTGTGATAAATTGGGTGTATTTAAAATGTCCGTCAATACTTGACGAATTTGTGCTTCTCGTTCAGACGCATTGGATGTCCCTTTCCAATAATTTTTGGTTCGATCTGCTGCATTTTTTGCTACAATACATTGCATGATGCACTGTTTCAATAAATCTGCATCTTTTTTCTCTTCAACCATACTAGACGAATTCATGATGGGAGGAGAATTCATGGTTGAAGAATTCATGGTTGAAGAATTCATGGGAGGTTGGGATGAAAACCAATTCATTATCTATATATATATTACAACTTTTTTATTCTAAATCGTCTTTAATTTGCTATATAGTATATCTCCACGAATTATTTTCTCTTGTTTTAACATTACCGCCATTTCTTCAACAAACTCTTTGTTTTCACGTATCATCCTTTCTGCACTTCGATAGGCATCCTGTAAGATTCGATGTATCTCTTCATCCATTTTTTCCTTGTATTTTTCACTAAATCTTGGATATAATACATTTTTTCCCATACCATAATGTACCACCATTTTTTCCGTCAATTTCAACGCCTCTTCGAAATCATTGACCGCACCCGTGGTAACAGACATTCCATAAAACACCTCTTCCGCAATTCGGCCACCCAACAAAATCATTAAATGTTCCATCAATGCTTCGCTTGTATAAATATGCGTAGCCGTTCCTTGAAATACTGTATAAGCAGGTGTCTTCGGCGAATGCAAATTAATCACCACTTTATTCACTTTTGAATGATGCTTGGATAATAACCCTACTACCACATGTCCCATTTCATGAATAGCTATACGATGCACCATATCTTCCGTAAAAGGCTGTTCATTGGGTTGCCATCCACCCATCATTTTATTCATTCCCATTTCAATATCCGCACTAGTAAATTCAGTGCCGTTATTTCGTAATGCTTGTAACATAGCTTCATTCAATAAATTTTCCAATTGCGCCCCACTAAAACCTTCCGTATTTTCAACCAAATGATCCACCGATACATCTGCAGCACACGGCTTGCCACGAATATGTATGGATACAATCGCTTTACGTGTATCCACATCCGGCAATCCTATGTATATTTTTTTATCAATGCGTCCTGGACGTATCAATGCAGGATCTAATAAATCTACACGATTAGTAGCCGCCAATAAAAAGACACCAGCATGACTTTTAAATCCATCCAATTCAACCAGCAAGGCATTCAAGGTTGAGTCGCGTTCGCTTGTGGATGCTTCTGAATCCGTTGAACGCTTTTTCCCCACCGCATCAACTTCGTCAATAAATATAACACAAGGCACATTTTTTTTCGCCAAATCAAACAATTCTTTGATACGCATAGGACCTACCCCCACATATTTCTCTTGAAAGTCTGAACCAGATACTGCAATAAATCCACAACCGACTTCTCCCGCAAATGCTTTGGCTAAAAGTGTTTTTCCTGTTCCAGGTGGTCCTTCTAATATCGCACCTTTGGGAATACGCACATTATATTCAACATACTTATGATAATGTTTTAACATATCCATGCACTGTTCAAACTCCTTTTTGACCAATTCATATCCACCCACATCACGAAAAGTAATATTGTTTTTAAACGTCACTTCAAAATTCGCCGATTTTGTTGGAATACTAGGTTTGCCATACACACGACGACTGTTTCCATCATCATCATCATATTCCACATTTTTATCCATGAATTCTTCGTGTTGTGTCACATTATATTCCTCCTCGCCCAATATGGCTTCATGTTGAATGGTTGCATTTCGCGAATTTAAACGTCGCAAGTATTCTTCAAAATGTGGGCGTGATAATGGATAACGACGAATAACAATATGGAAAGTGGGTTCTTCCTCGCGTTGCAGTAATTGTTGCAAATATTTTCGTCCAAAGGGATTATAATTTCTTCCACGAGCCGTCCCCGACATATGTAACCAACTAGAACATGAACCATACAATAAAAACAACCCCCACCAATACATTTAGTAACACACATAAAAAGTGTTTATATTTATTTATAATATAGAATTGTAGTTATGAATTTTTTTGATTTTGTCTTGGTTTCTTCACCCAATACATCCCTCATCTCCAGCGTTCTTTCTCCCAAAGAAGTCGAATTTATCGCCCTTTGTGAAAAAGGCGATTTGACTTCTGTCCTGCATTTCTTGACTACCAATAAAATAAATATTTCTGCAAAACAGGACCAAGCTTTTCGCACTGCTTGTGAATATGGTCATTTACCTTTGGCAAAAGCATTGCTTGCATATAAACCATCCATCCAGGTTACTGCACATGATAATTATGCGTTTCGTTATGCCTACGCGAATGGACACTGGGAAACCGCACGTTGGGTATATATTCAAATGCAAAAAATGTGATGGAGTTTAAAAATGAATTGTTTTTAAGAAAATGTCCCACCATGTTCCTTCTATCAATGAAAACCACATTAGAAAATTATCTTGACTGTTATAATTTACAAGACTATGTGTATCCACATCAAAAAGATGCCATTGAATGGTTATATCATCGCTATACACAAAAAAAAGGTGCCTTACTTGGTGATATTATGGGATTTGGTAAAACGCTGGACATATGTGTCTTACTTCAATTGGTGTTGGCCAAAACAGTATTAATTGTATGTACTACCAGTTGTATATACACCCAATGGGTGAGTAATTTGTGTAAACATTCATTTTATTACAAAATATATGTGCTGGAATCCAATAAAGTGAGAGAAATAACCATGGATAGTGAGGAAAATTTGATAAAAAGCGACTTGCTACCTCTCTCCACATTGTCCGATGAAAGTGGCGTATATAAAGTGGTTGTCAGCAATAGTCATCGCATCTGTCCTTATCCTGCAGTAGCATCTCATTATGAAATGACCCAACCATTGGATATATACGATCCCGAATTGACACCGTTAAATGACGTTGTCTGGGAGTTGGTTATCGTAGATGAGGTGCATGGATTGCGTAATGGTGTAAATACACATTTAGACAATGAAAAAAGGAATAAAATGCTCAAGTATTGCCGTCTTTCTAGATTAAGAATGGACCCATGTGTGGGTGTAAAAATTGGCTTAAGTGGGACGCCTATTCAAAATCGTATTTCGGATATTGTATCGATATTAACGTTTCTTGGTAAAACCTTTTCAATACATAGCGAAGAAGAAGTGAAAGATGCAATAAAAGAATACATGTTTCGAAGAACAGATAAAAATCTGCACACTGCATTGAGGACGATGATTCGATATCCAAAACTAGATTATATTAATATATCTAAAGATGTGATATATGAAACCAATGCAGAAAGTGATATTTATAAAATAGTGTCGGGTAATTTGAATGGCAATATGATTTCATCTGCGGATAATCCATATAGTAAAGTGCAATATGATGATAATCCATTGATAAAAACATGTAGAGAATGTTATTTATCCGCGGATATCAATCTATTTATAAAGATACATAATAAGGCTTATTCAAGTCGTGGTATTGTTTTACCTCCATGGCACGGAAGTCAATCTAAATTGAATATGATTGTGAAAGACATTGCCGAACTAGCCGTACAAAACGCGAGCCTCATTTGTTTCACCCAATTTTATTCAGAAATGAGTTCGATAAAAAAACGAATGAAGCAAAAAGGTGCCGAATTAGGAATGGGTGAAACCATGGGTTACCATTATTTTGAAATTAGCGGAGACGTATCATCCGAAGATCGCTATGTTGTATTGAAAGAAACTGCCAAACTTATAAAAAACGGCAAACGTTGTATATGTTTTGCCACTATTCTTGCATGTTCAGACGGATTAAATATGCAGCATTTTAGCACGGCCATATTTACCACCAGTGATTGGAATCCGGCAAATGAAGATCAAGCCATTGCCCGTATCTTTCGACCTGGACAACAATCTAGAGTAAGAGTATATCGTTATATTCACAGATGTATCATCGAAAATAAAAATGCCAATCAACATATCGACCTACGGAAAATAAAAAAACAAAACAACAAAAAAGACAAGTTTTATCAATATATCATTAATACGGAAAATGCCGCACATCATTGGCCCATTCGCGATATGCCGGGGTTTAATGGAGAAAAGTGTGTTGTGTTTCCACCCATAAACGACCTCACACGCCATCCATCATCCCTCCATCCTTATAGAGCATAGATGTAGTTGTAATAGATGTAGTTGTAACATAATTTTTTATTGTCTGAAAACAACTTAAATATAAAATACGTAAATATACATATGACTACACGACATGACGACGATATTGTGAAAACAGACGAAGGATTGTTATTTAATCCATACAATCCAGTCAATAGTAAGATTACATTGAACGAGGTTCAATCTATTCTTTCCAAATATGGGATGCCTACTGATGTATTTAATATGTCACTTTACGAACGTGCGTTTGTACATCGGTCTTATACCAAACGTCCGCATTTAGAAAACATGGAGCAGAATATTTTTCTGGCAGAACGTCCGCCAAATTGTCTTCCGTTGAGCACCAAATCAAACGAACGATTGGAGTTTTTAGGCGACGGAGTATTAGAATGTGTGACCAAATATTTATTATATCGTCGTTTTCCCAAAGCAGATGAAGGGTTTATGACAGAAAAGAAAATTGCAATTGTAAAAAATGAAGCAATTGGTAAAATTGCTCTAGAAATGGGTTTGCATAAATGGTTGATTATTTCTAAACATGCGGAAGAGAAAAAAATTCGCACCAATTTAAAAAAATTGGGATGTCTATTTGAAGCATTTATTGGAGCGCTTTTTTTAGATAGCAATAAAATAGTCGTGAAAGATGAAGAGGGATGGTTTCAGCAATTGTTTGTCACTGGACCCGGGTTTCAAATGGCACAAAAATTCATTGAAAATGTATTTGATCATCATATTGACTGGACAGCACTCATACAAACAGATGACAATTATAAAAACATTTTGCAAGTAAAAATACAAAAAGAATTTAAAGTGACACCTCATTATCTGGAGATGGGATATAGTGTAGATACTGGATATCGTATGGGGGTGTATTTATGTTTGGGACAACCCATCCATTCCGTCTCTTGGAGCGAAGGTGTTCCCTTGTCGCGGTTTTCTTCCATGAAAGATATACATCAGTGGGCAGAAGAACATCAAGGCAAAGCATTAATATTCATGGGTGAAGGAGAGCATAAAATTAAACGCAAGGCAGAGCAAATGGCTTGCAATCAAGGGATTGAATGGATGGAAAGAGGTGAATAATATTCCATCTATTCATATTTACATATTATCGTCTAAAAAGCATTGGGAAGGACATAAAAATTGCTATTTCCATAAAAAAGATAAGAAAAGATTTTTTGTAAGAGTCCAATTTGAACACCATTGTCTGTACCTCTTGCTGTTCTTATATTTTCATCTTGCGTGAAATTTGATAAAATAGGGAACATACAAGACGCATTTTTTTGCACATGTTTTAACATAAAAGGAACATTGTTTTCCATGTCCAATACTTTATTATAATCTTGGTAATAAGATAGTGATTGCAAATCATCTTTATGTGACACCTTCATTTGTATTCGCAAATTGTCTTGTTTATTTAATGCACCCACGTGTATTAAATTGGCGTTGAATAATATAGCATCTCCCTTTTTACACGGCAAATAATGAACCACATTAGTGAAATTAATATTGTAAGAATGTACATTTAGGTGACTATAAGGAACAACACCCAGACATTTTTCTGCATCTTCTAAATAAATCAATACCGTATAAGAGGGGTGTTTTTGACCTGCATTAAAAAAATCACCATTATTATCTCGATGACATGTATGCACACTGGATTTTTTAATAATCCATATGTAATCTTGAAACACATAATTTTTGTCATGTATATACTTTTTCATTGTATCTAATAAACGCTCATTGTCTATTAATCGTTTTTTTGCATCATAATAATCATTTTCGTAACAATCATTTTGTAGCATGGTAACTTCCTTCTCGTTTAACACATTTTTTATCACCACAAATCCATGTTTTTGCAAATTATATCTTTTATTTGGTGCATCCAATATATCCGTTTGTAATGCACATTTCAATAAAAGAATGCAAACCATCCCCACCACAATGATACATATCGTTCTACCCATTTTCAACATTTGTATATACTTGTGTGATATAATATTACGCAATTACATTGCCTTTTTTGTTCATGAGTTAAACAAAAGGAACATTTATATATACTATTTTAATGAGCCATCATGCTTTTATAACAAAATATAATTTGGCAACGATGTGGGATGTAATATGTGACCATAGTCTTTTTCATAATTTATCCAAAGAGAACCAACAGCATCTTCGTATTGTATTTTACAGTAATTCTACTCTTTTTTATGAGAAAGAGAAAAACCAAGAACATTCACTTGTATCGTTAAATAAAAAATACATGTTAGCCATTGTATCTCATATGAAACAATTATTCGCCAATCAAAGTTCGCGCAAAATCAAAATACACGATGAACCATTTCACCATTCAATGGTAACCATTGAAGAAATTCAAAACGAAAAATTAGCAGATTTTGAACATGGAGTAAAAGCACATCGTAAAGATTTAGATACATATCTGACCCCACCACGCCCACCCGTTCCACAATTTGCAGAACCCAGTGAAGAGCCTTCTCTCGATATTGAAGAAGCACTTCGTAAAATTACCGCACAGCGTAAGTATGACGGACAACTACAAGATATGCCACAACAAGATAATAAAGTGAAATCCAATGAAGACAAACCCAATGAAGAGAAAAAGGTTACTTGGGGCGAAAATACAGATATATACACGACGAAAGAATTGCATCAAAAAATTACTCAATTGGAAAATCAGTTACAAGAATTACGCGATAAAATAGAGGGTCTTTTGTAACTGTAAAATGGAATATAAAGTATAATATAAAGATATTTCCATATATTATAATAACGCAAATGCATTTTTTTTATTTTATCATATGTAATTTTGCGATTTTAGCAGGTGGATTGCGTTTTTCTAAACATTCTGCACCCTTACCTCCTACCTTGCCTCCCGCACCAGAAGAACCCTTATATCACCGATATGGAAAATATCCACGTTTAGATATTTATAATCCACAAGGAAAACTCACGTGGTATCCCATTGGATTCCACCAGAATTTTAATAATGTACCACAGCGTATTCTGGTAAGAAGTATTCCTTATGTTGTTTGGCGAGACATCCATACCAACCAATATTATGGAATGCGTGACTGTTGTAGTCATCAAGGTGCATCGTTTATGCGTGGAAATACTCTTCCTGGTGGAACCGTGCAGTGTCCTTATCATGGATATTCCTTCAATGGAACTACTGGCGAATTGACGGATATTCCCAAATTGCGTTATATTTCATCTGCTACACATAACATTGATTGCTTCAAAGTAGTGGAACGTGGTGGTATCGTATACTTAAATACGGTTCCTATCTACAATGAAGAAACGCGCAATGAATTAAACGAAGATGCGATTTTTATAGAACCAGAATATAATAATCCAGACCAGCGTATGGTGTATTTGGAAGAGGATTTTGAACATTATGCAAAATTCGTCAGTGTTAATAGTTTGGATATTTGCCATATTGGGTTCGTACATTCCTTTGGTAACCGGAAACAACCCAATCCGTTGTCGAATTCCATGGTATTAAAAATGCCTGAGGACAATTTTCATTTCAAAATTATCTATACATATATGGCGGGTGAAAATTCATTGGTAAATAAAGTATATCAATACAATACGATTCATGTAGAGAACGAATACGTGCTTCCACATTCCACCGTAGCACGCGTATTGTTTGGCGACATGACATCGACCATTGTTACACATGCATTGCCCATTTCAAAGTTCAAAACCAAATTATTCGTAAAAGTATATCGTAAATATTGGTGTGTCGATTTAAAAAAAGAGAAAGATAGTTTTTTCTATCCGTTTTATTTTCTAATCAATTGGCTGGGTGACAAAATAACACAGCATACTATGGTTCATACACTAAAAGAAGACAAGGCAATCGTAGATAATATTGACAAAACCAGTTATGACAGAATGCATGGAAAGTTTAGCATTAGTTATGATATGTTCTCCAATCATTATAGAAATCACTATAAAAAATACTATGAAGAGGGTGCAGATAGCATATAAAGACAATTTGGTTTCCATTATTTCATTTATAAGAGCATAATAAATGAAATGTATATAATAATACTATTTAACGACAAAATAAGATATTATAATAATAATGTTTGCAGAAAATGGTGCTACCAGTGCAGGCAAACATCTCATACTTGATATTCAAAACGTTCAAAATCTACCATTGTTAAACGATGTGGAAAGATTGACATACTTATTGGATGGAATATGCGACAAATATAATTATTCCATTCTACATAAAAATCGCCATCTTTTTTCACCGTTCGGTGTTACTATTCTATATATGCTTTCGGAATCACATCTATCTATTCATACTTTTCCAGAAAAATGTTATGCAGCCATTGATTTATACACGTGTCGCAATTATCCGAACAACGATATTTACGAAGAAATTCGTGTGCTTTTACTTGACCAATTTCAATCCACGAAATTTCATTATCAAATTATTGAGAGAAAATTTTAACCGAACCGACCAACCATTCGAACCGAACATTATTTAACGATGAATATATGTTCTATTAATACGATAACCAGTGTGACATAAAATCTCCAGTGGTATAGTTTTTGCTAATAATGCTAAATCATAAATAGTTTGTGGGCAATCTGTTCCATTTCCAAATATATATGCTTCATCATTTACCCTATCTTCTTCTCTCGATTCTACTATAATTTGATCCATACTAATGGTTCCAAGAACTTTTCTCTTGGTTCCATTGATATATACATAAAGTTTTAGTGTCGTGTCTCTTGGAATTATATCAGCATAACCTATCGGTAAAACACATATTTTCATTTTTCTTGGTGCTATAAAACGCCAATCATATCCTATGCCTGCACCTTTTTCAACTTCTTTTGTTTGAATAATATACGATTTTACAGACATGGGTAATTTCAAGTGTTTGTCAGGTTTAAAATCCGCAGTTATTCCATAAATTCCTGACCCTGGTCTGGCCAGTGTAAAATCGGACACATCATAATTTAAACATCCACCTGTATTTGCTGCATGAACCAGGGGAGGAACAATATGAATATCTGCCAATTGTTTTCTAAGCTCTCTAAATTTACGCAATTGTTCATTTACAATTGGGCTATTTTTTACTCCAGAGCATACTAGATGGGTCATCATACCCACCAATTCAAATTTATCACTGGCATCAACATCCTTAAATGCTTGTAAACATTTTTCATAAGGAATTCCACCTCGATTAATTCCAGTGTCTACAAACATGGTTACTTTTACCTTTTTGCCCTTTGGTATCATACTCTCCATTTTTGGAAGTAGTGTTTCATCAAATATGGCAATGTCTAAATTAAGTTTCAAACCTTGTTTAAATTCATCACCATCTACATCATATAACCAAGATAATACACGACCTTTATCACCACTTTTTCTTAATAATATTGCTTCACCAAGAGTAGCTACACCTATATATTTAATTCCCAATTTTCGTAAAATTTTACTCATTTCAATTATACCATGTCCATACGCATCCGCTTTCAAAACAGGCATCAAATCCGTTCCAGATTTTTTTTTCAGATAATTAATATTATTTTTAATAGCATTCACGTCAATGACGGCTTTAATATCTTTGTCTGACGCAGGTATATAAGTTACTTTGCACGTTTTATTTTTCATATTTCTATTTTTAAGCGTTTTAACCATATATATATTCCGGTATTTTAAATTGGACCTTATGATAAAAAATCAATGAAAAAATGACACACAAATCTTATATTGCATTTGTTATTGTATCATGGGGAATTGGTTTACTTATAAAACGGTTGTTAAAAACCCACAAGATATCGACCAATTGTTACATAGACCCAACTTGAGTAAAGAAAAACACGTATTAATGATACATTTTAGTTATTTTAACCATGATGTATATATTCAAAAAGTCGATAAAATAGCCTCTATTGTAAAAAAGATTGAAATCTATGTTATGTTTGAAAGTAAAATCAATCCTATTGCTAGAGAAAAATTACGACAACATAATAACTGTAATGTATATTATGTTGTTCAAAAAAAGTATATGGAAGAAATGGACATGGAACCACACTGGAATGCGGCAATAGGTACAGTAACGATGTAAGATTGTTATGGTTATACGATAGGTCTGGGACCCGAAAAGGCACGCAAATCTGCATCTCTTGCTTCTTTTGCCTTGCGTATTCTTTCTTCCATCCATTGATTCGACTCGTCGTCTCCACGTTTTTGACTACCACGTATGGTTGTGTTTTGTCCTTCGTCGTATCCTTGTCCTAGCGGACCATTTATGTTACCACTAAATGCTTCATTCACGTTAATATAATTATGCATTTGTCGCATACCACCATTTCCTTCTGCCGCCTTTAGTTCTTCGGCGCTTTGATCCCAGAAACTATACTGATCGGACACTATATCTTTGAAACCGCCGTTATTGAAAGAATAATCCATTGGTTCCATGTTATTTTGAGTTGCTTCTCTTATATTGTCCATTTGTCGTGGTTTAAAATGTGCTAAAATTTGTTCGCCAAATAGAACACGTTGTCCTTCTGCAAGTAATAACAATGCTGGAACACGATTTATAGCAGGAGGAAAAATGATTTTCTCTCCATTGTCCAATACTATCCATGTTTTTCCATTGGCGTCTTTCATTCGTTTATCAATACATATAAAATGCATGTCGTTTTGCAATGCTTGTTTAGTAAATATCTGTAAATATTTTTTACACACTTCGCAATATCTACTGTAGTATAATATGCAACTCATTCTTATAAAGAGAAATAATAAATATTTAACCTTTTTTACCCATAATAAAATAATTGAATATTATATATGTCAATATCACAAATTGTTATCACCAATACGAATATTACATCATTAATAAGAGAATATATTCGTGATAAAAGTAGACTTCCTGAACATTTAAGAGATATAAATAATTGGGATGTAAGCAATGTTACAAAAATGGACTCTTTATTTAAAAATACAAATTTCAATGAACCATTGAATGATTGGGACGTTAGTAATGTCACGAATATGTCGTTTATGTTTCAAAATGCAATTTCTTTTAACCAACCCTTACATAAATGGGATGTTCGTAATGTGGAGGATATGACATCTATGTTTGAAAATGCAACTTCTTTTAACCAACCCTTAAATGAATGGGATGTTTATAAAGTTGAACACATGACGTCTATGTTTGAAAATGCAACTTCTTTTAACCAACCCTTAAATAAATGGATTGTTGATACTGTGGAAAATATGAGTTCTATGTTTGAAAATGCCACCTCTTTTAACCAGTCTTTAAATAAATGGGACGTATTCAATGTAGAGTATATGCATTCTATGTTTAAAAATGCCACCTCTTTTAACCAACCTTTAAATAACTGGGAAGTTCATAATGTGGTAGATATGACTTCTATGTTTGAAAACGCCACTTCTTTTAACCAACCCTTACAGTGGAATGACCGCCTTCCTTATGTGGAAACTATGGCTTCTATGTTTAAAAATGCCACTTCTTTTAACCAACCCTTAAATAACTGGATCATTCAAAATGTGGAAGATATGACGTCAATGTTTGAAAATGCCACTTCTTTTAACCAACCTTTGAATAACTGGAATGTTCGCACTGTAATAAGCATGTCTCGCATGTTTTATAATGCTACTTCTTTTAACCAACCCTTAAATAACTGGGTTCTTGGCAATGTGGAAATGAATGATATGTTTACTGGAGCAATTGCATTTAGATATCCACCGCCTCGACCACAAAGACAAATACGTCAATATCAACATCAAGGACGTGCATATGAAATACATAATGCCTTTCATGATTTAAATATGAACCAATTTATCTCCATTCTTTCATCCAATCCTTCTCCAACGCCAACTACTCCGTTGTTTCAACCACTTATTCAGTATATTCAAACTTCTTCTTCCCAAGAAAAAGAACAAACCATTTCTAATTTAACTAGAATTGAAAACGCCATTATGCCAACCTTACAAAGCAACGAAGATTTATTGAAGTATGTATTTATCACTATTGATTATGTGTCAAAACAACCACCAGAATTTGTGAATTTATATTTGAAAAACTTTACCTTTGATTGTTTAAATGCATATGAGAGAAACCAATCCAGTTGTGTCAAGGGAATGATTGAACGTGTCTTTTTAATTATTAGAGATGTAGTGGCAACCTTTTGTGTGGAAGATGGACATCCCATGTGCAAAGAAGAATATAAAAAATTATTAAAAACATTTTATCCAGAAATAGATTTAAACAACCTATTTCAAAACTGGTACATACAGTATTCAGAAAAGGATGAAATTGTTGCAATGAATGCAGAACAAAGAAAAGAACATTTCAAGCATTATGTGAGCGAACAGTTGAACAATGAGGCAGAATATCAAAGATTGTCGGATAAATTAGAAACATATATAGAAAATAACAATGAAATATTTAACACATTGATATTAGGTGGTGGTAAGAAAACAATAAAATCAAACAAGAAAACGACACTTATATCGAAAATGGGACGCACCAGAAAAACCAGAACCAGAAAAACCAGAACCAGAAGAACCAAAACCAGAAGAACCAAAACCAGAAGAACCAGAACCAGAACCAGAAGAACAAGAGAAATAATATAAATATAAAGCCTTTTTATAAATTAGCTGTAACATTATGAAAACATTTCATATGATTACGAAATATATTACAAATGCAAAAAGGTTGTTTGTTGATCCTACTCAACCATTTCCACATGAACACCAATATTCTATTGTTCATAATTATTTTTTATTGTTAATCGAATTAGGAGATAATTTATCTCCTTCAACCAAATTTAGTTTTTTTTCCAAAGGATTGCAATGTTTTTTCATAACTGGTGAAAATGAGCCAGTATTCATCCATTTATTTTTTCAAATTCAAAAAACATATTATATATTGAATCGGTTTATACGTCGCATCAAATACAATAAGGCAATTGTAAATGTTCATACAGACTTTTATTTGAATCCATTAGACTTGCAATCTAAGCATGTATTTTGTTTCTTTGATGGCAAAGTAAAATATTTATTTCATGTCAATGATTTGCGTAAAATTATTATAAAAGCACTTACTCATTCTGACTATTTGTATGAATGTCCAATGCCGATTAAAAATCCATATACTAATTTACCCTTTTCTAAATCTGCCTTATATTCCATTTATTTTTTCATGCGATTTAGATGCAATGTAGAATGTCCCTTGTTCTTTTTGTTTTTCAAATGCAACTTTAATATGAGCGACCTTCTGTATTATTATGATCATGAATTGCGAGAAAAAATAATTGATAATTACGTGGAACAAACCAATAAAGAACTAATAATGAATATGATTGATTTTTATAATAAGGATGTTCGTGTTGTGAAAAAACACATCAAAATACATGCCGACTTTCCTGAAAACACGCTAGTGTCTATTTTTAAACCTTATTTCAAATTATTTATCCAATCTAAATATTCTCTCATACGTAATGTGCGAAATCGTTCTTATCATCAGTTTTTTTCCAAAATGGAAGATTTTCAAGACTTTAATCCACGTTTTGGAGAAAAAACGTATAAAATTGTTTCTGTGCATAATTCTACCATACCTTTTTCCAACAAAATATATCGTGAGATTTTATTTAATTCCAAGCATATATCGTTTTACGAAAATAAAAACATTGCATCTTTTTTGATGGATCATACATGATAAACGACTATTCGTTTATTCGATGACAAATATAAATGTTTCTATTATAAAAATGACATTAGAACTTAAAAAATTTGACATGAAAAAAATTAGCTTCAAAGTAAATGAGGCAAAAGGTCCTGTGGTGGTATTAATTGGTAGACGTGATACTGGTAAATCTTTTTTAGTGCGTGACTTACTTTATTATCACCAAGATATTCCCATTGGAACCGTGATTGCCGGAACGGAAGAAGGCAATAGTTTTTATACCTCTATGGTGCCACGAATATTCATTCACAATGAATTTAATGTGGCGATTATAGAGAATATTTTAAAGAGACAAAAGAAGGTCATGAAAGAAATAGCCAAGGAAATAGAAATGTATCGAAAAACAACAATTGACCCGCGTAGTTTTGTAATTATGGATGATTGTTTGTATGACAGTGCATGGACACGTGACAAATTAATGCGAGCTATTTTCATGAATGGTCGTCATTGGAAGATTATGTTGATTATCACCATGCAATATCCATTAGGAATGCCACCCAATTTACGAACCAATGTGGACTATGTGTTTATATTGAGAGAAAATTATGTTACCAACCGAAAACGTATTTATGAAAATTATGCAGGTATGTTTCCTACGTTTGAAGCGTTCTGTCAAGTCATGGATCAATGTACTGAAAATTATGAATGTTTAGTGGTGGATAATAACTCTAAATCTAATAAATTACAAGATCAAGTATTTTGGTATAAAGCAGATAATCATGGCGATTTTAAATTGGGTTCCAAAGAGTTCTGGGAATTGTCGAAAAACCTGGGTGATGACGATGATCGCAATCCATACGATCCAAGTAAAATAAAAAAGCGAAACGCAGGACCGGTGATTAATGTAAAAAAGGCAAATAAATATTAATGCGTTTTACCAATATTTTTCAAATACTGATACTATGTATTGACATGTTTGTATGGGTTCTACAGATGTCCATTCTTTCCTTATTATTTATATGTATAGTACATTACTTGATTGAATATTTAAAAAACACATTTACCGTTCCTAAAAAAGCAGTCGTCATGGATGAACATATGTATGAAAAGATATATAAATTAGTCGGTGCAAATACACAACCAATGCAGCAGTCTGAACATCTAACAGATGTGACATTGTTAGACCAATTGCCCGTGGAAAATATGGAAAATGATACAACTATGAAAGAAGAATTAAAGCAATTTTTAAAGGAAATGGATTATTAAGTGCTGTTTTACTTTGGCGATGTTATAATGTAAAATAAAATGTAAAATAATATTAAGACATATTGCTATATATGTTATAGGTATGCTTTCTCATGCTGAAAAACAGCGATTGCTTCAAGAGGTTCCATTTGTAAAACTTTCTTATGAAAATATAAGTCATAAAAAAGTTGAATCATTTGATTATATTTCGATTATTCCACGTGGAGGGAAATGTTTTCTATGGTTTTACAATGCAACCACTTTTTTAGTTAAATTGGAAAAAAAACAAAAGGTGGATATTTTCAAAATCCCTCTCTTTTTTTCTCCTGAATATACAGGCACTCTTTTATATGGCACATTTTTTCATCAAGAAGGGAAAAAAATCATATCGGTTGAAAATATATGGCTAGGAACTGCAGCACAAACGTGGGGAGAAAAATTAGTGCAATTACAGCGATTGTTGCCTTCCATTCAATGTTCCTCAGGATACATTATCGGTGTTCCTGTAATGTGTAAAACATTGGAAGAAGCCATTCGCATAACCCTTCCTTACAAAATATATGCCTTCCATTATTTCCTATATTCAAAAATAAATTGGTATGAAAAACGGACTCCTGTCGCGGACCCCCCTCCTTCGCACATATATACATCAGGCAATCGTGTCGTATTTCATGTGGTTCCAGATATTCAATCAGATATTTATCGTTTGTTTTGTATGGACGATGACCACACGTTAAAAGAACATTCCATTGCACATATTTGCAATTATCAAAACAGTGTTTTTATGAATTCACTATTTCGCACCATCAAAGAAAATCATAATTTAGACGCTTTGGAAGAAAGCGACGATGAAGAAGAGTTTGAAAATATAGAAGAAAATAAATATATGCTAAATGTGTCACATAATATGATTTGTGAGTATCATGCCAAGTTTAAAAAATGGACACCTATTCAAATTGCACCAGAAACCGCAACCATCGTCACAAAGAAAGATTTGTCAAGGTAACAACAGATAAAATATAGATAAAAAAATGAAATAGAAACAACTTTTGTCCTATATAATAACCACACTATCCATTACCTATGACCACCGATACAACGAAAAACCAAGAGAAATATTTTGATGAACGTGTTGACAGTTATATTGAACCACCGTGGGACATCATTGGTGCTTATTTTAAAGGTCAACACTTGGACCAACTTGTTCGACATCAAATTGAATCTTATAATTATTTTGTTGGACACCAAATTGTAAAAACGATTGAAATGTTTAATCCTATTCGCGTGGTTTCCGAAACAGATTATGACATACGAACCAAAAAATATTTTCTGGAAATTTTCATTACCTTTGAAAATTTTCAAATCTTTCGTCCAGAGATTTACGAAAACAATGGTGCAGTAAAAATGATGTTCCCACAAGAAGCACGACTGCGTAATTTTACCTATGCATCTTCCACTACCATCGATTTGAAAATTAAATACTTGATTCGAAGTGGTCCAGATTTAGAAAATGTGCAAACCTTGCATAAAACACTTCCCAACATACACATTGGCAAATTGCCAATTATGTTAAAATCCGACATTTGTTTGTTGAAACAGTATGAACATTTGACACATTTACAAACGGGCGAATGTAGTTATGACACGGGTGGATACTTTATCATCAATGGTTCAGAGAAAATTGTATTGGGGCAAGAACGTGTCGCTGAAAATCGCGTATGCTGTTTCAATGTCAGTAAAAACGAGACGAAATATACTTGGAAGGCGGAAATAAAATCATTGCCTGCCATGAAGTTTATTTCGCCCAAACAAATTAACATCATGATATCGTCCAAGAATGACGGATATGGCAATACGATTTTGGTTGAAATACCTCGTATTCGTGTTCCTATTCCCTTGTTTATTGTATTTCGTGCATTAGGCGTATTATCAGACAAGGACATCTGTGAAAAAATTCTCTTACACTTGGAAGATAAATCTTTGTTAAAATTGTTGGAATCTTCCATTATAGAGTCGAATAAATATTTGACCCAAGAAGAATGTATCAAATATATCACAAATTATGCCGCTTATGTGCCTATTAATGTCGATGAAGAAGTGGGTATACAAAAAAAGCACTTGTTTGTAGTGGATATACTAAACAATGATTTATTTCCACATTGTTATACCATGGAACAAAAAATATACTTTTTGGGATATATGACCAAAAAATTATTGTTGGTTTCTATCGACCTACTTAAGCCAGATGACCGCGACTCTTATCTAAACAAACGCATTGATTTAACGGGCACGTTGTTGAATAATTTATACCGCAATCATTTGAATAAGTTGGTCAAGGATATGTCCAAACAAATCGTGCGCGAAATTAAGAATGGAACATGGAAATCCAAAGAAGATTATGAAAATATTATCAATCTTACCAATATTTGCAAAATCATCAAATCGACTACCATTGAAAACGGATTGAAACGTGCCTTATCCACGGGCGATTTCGGCGTCAAATATACCAATAGTAACAAAGTAGGCGTGGCTCAAGTATTGAATCGCCTCAATTATGTGTCCAGTCTTAGTCACGTGAAGAGAATTTCTACACCATTAGATAAAAACGGCAAATTAATTCCACCCCGCAAATTGCACAATACTTCGTGGGGGTTTATTTGTCCTGCGGAAACTCCAGAAGGTCAATCCGTCGGTGTTGTGAAAAATTTGAGTTACATGACACATATCAGCATTCCATCCAATGTGACATCTTTGTATGAAATCGTATTGCCACATGTTTCCCCCATTACATCGTGCAGTGATTTACATCAGAAGACAAAAGTCTTTGTCAATGGTGCTTGGATTGGAACGGTGGATACTCCTTTGGAATTGTATTTGTTTTTAAAAGATAAAAAATACAAGGGCATGATAAATATTTACACGTCCATTATATTCGACACCAAAATGAACGAATTGCGAATATGCAATGACAGTGGTCGTTTGATGCGACCATTGTTGCGAGTGGTGGATAATCATCTATTGTTAACCCATTCCATATTGCATGACTTGAAAAAAGGCACATTGAAATGGAATGATTTATTGAATGCCTCTGTATTGAAACAATCCATTCTAGAATATATAGATCCGGAAGAACAATCATGGTCATTAATTGCAATGTCGCCTTCTATGTTACACAACGAACAATATCCCAATAAATACACACATTGCGAAATTCATCCATCCACCATTTTCGGCATATTGGCATCTTGTATTCCTTTTCCCGAACATAACCAATCACCCAGAAATACCTATCAATGCGCACAAGGTAAACAAGCCATTGGTATATACGCCACAAATTATTATAATCGCATGGACA